ATGTGATAGTCAGCCCCGACCCGCAATCCACCATGTTGGAGATCGACCGCAAAATTCCACCCGCCACGCAGCCGGATGTGGCTGTGGTGCCCGAGGTGATTGTGGTAGTACCGGTAGTACCGCCGCCGCAACCGGGACCGTAGCACCCCTGGGCGTCGGCCTTCAGGGCGAACAGGACAACGAGACAGACCGCGAACAGAAACTTCTTCATCGCTTCCCTATGGTGTAAATAGAAATGTACTCAGCCAGGGTCCCGGTGTCTGTTGCGTCATCGGCTCCAGACAGCTTCAGCCCAACCCGACACGAGTCGTAGATCGCCACCGTCGGCATTGTGTAGGAACCGACGGCCGTCACGTTGAACGGAACCTGAGCGGTCGGTGGCGTCGTGGCCGGGTACGCCGGCGCCCACGAGGCCTTCGGGCTTGTCCGGCATTGTAGGCGGATGTCGATACCCCCGGATGCGAGGCTGAGTTGATCCACGGACACCTGGACCGTGTATCCAGAAAAGGTTCCGACTGGAAAGCCGCCGTTCGTGTCGGCCGTGCCGCTCGCCAGCTTCCGCCACCGGAAAGAGGCACTTGTCAGCGTGACAGCCGGCAAGCTTACGGTGATCGACGCCCCGGACGCCTTCGCGATCACGGACTTCTCGTATTCGACGCCATCGCTGTTGGAGATGATGAGCATGTCACCGACCGAGACAGAGGTGAATGGAGACCCCGAGACCGCGGTGACGGTGGTTGAGGCGGTGGCCTGAATAAGCGCCGTGCCGGCCGTTCCAGGAGAGCCGCCGAGAACGAAGAACGTTTCCGTCGTTGTGTTCAAGTTGTATCTGAACAGCTCTGTCCGAACAATCACCTCGGCTGAGGCGGGCCGTGCGATCGCTATGGCGATGAGAAGAGAGGAGAGAAACTTGCCCATCGCGACCCCTTGCCGGCGAACCGCGCCGGACTTGTTGATGATTGGATTGACGATCATGCGCCGAAGTTCCTGGTGACGAGACTCGCGCTCACGTTCGCTGCCACCGCGGAGGTGAAGAGAACGCGGGTGTAGGCAGCCACGCCGCCGTACACACGCGTCCCTCCGTTGGCGACCGAGAGCGCTTCGACGAGATAAGGCTCCATGGACTCATTCGTGGCCCACACTTCAACGTCCACCGGGCCACCGCTGTTGCAATCGACGGTCAGGATTCGCTCGCGCGCGGATCCCGTTCCGATCCATCCGGCCTCGGCCCCGGTGCCAGAGAACAGCACCCGGAAGGCGAACCCGTCGGAGGCGGTCAGTATGTCGATCGCCTCGTCGACGAGGATTGAGTAGTCGGTCGGGAGCGAAATCACCGTCCTCGCCTCCCAGCGCGTTCGTTGCGCCTTTCCAGGAGTGACCGGGACTAGGCCGTCCATGTTTCCATTCCGAACGTAGATGACGGAGCCTGCGACGAGCTGCGTCGGAACTTTATTGACGCCGTCCGTTGAGAGGGTTGTGGAGGATCCGACCGTGACCAGCGTTGTCGGGTCCAGGCGAGGCTGATAAAACCCGTGGGTGAGGCCGTCGTGCAGGTAATAGGCCTTCTTGGAGGCGACGGGTAGATCGAAGCGCCGAAGGAGTTGTACGAGTCGAGTAGCGTCTTCCATCATTTCCTTTTTGCCGCTTGGGCCGCTTTGGCGTTTTCCTTCCGGCGGTAGGCGTTAGATGGCCCTTCGGTCCCGGGTTGTGTGTTCACGATGAGGTCTTTCATGGCTTCCTCAAACGTTATTTTGCCGGTCATCATCTGGTCTAGCTTAAACCCCCAGCCACTATTCTGAGGCACCTGTCCAATCCCGGTCGTCGCCGAGAGGGTGTGCTGCGAGGCGGCCTTGCGCCTCGCAGCTTCGTAAGCGACCACTTTGAGCCACTCGTGGCCGACTCCTGGACCATTGACGACGGAAAGGAGTGCGCGTATGTCGCCGGTGTCGTAGGCCATTTCTACGCCCTTCACGGTTTGATTGAGCGCACCAAGGGACGGAAAGATAGAGGCTATCGACTTCGATCCGACACCCCCGCCCTGTCCGAACGCGGCGTTTGACAGCGCGGCTTGGGCGAACGGAATCGACGGAACGATGTCCTGGAGAATTCGGACCCCGAGGTGTGGCGACCGATCGCCCGACACAATCGCCTTCAGGACCGACTTCCCGCTCTCGACCGGATTTTCAGGGTCGAACTCTCGCCCCTTCTTTTGGTCTTCCGTTTCCTCGCCGGCCACATTGGCGCCCGTCCCGCGACTGATACCTCGGAGCGTGTTACTGATCTCTCCGAACAAAATCGCCGCCGTTGCAGTCCCTATCGGCGACTCGAGTGCCCGCGGCGCCGCTTTCTCGAATAGCCTGGCCGATGGCCCGGTGTACTGGAGGCCGAGTTCCCTGACGACGTCCATGGCGCTGCCGTCTGCCTTCAGTCGGTTGGCCGAGTTGCCGGACCCCTGAGAAAGGGCTGAAATCTCGCGCCTGACAATCTGGATATTCTTCGGGTCCGTCAACGGGAGACTTCGGTCGATGAACTTCAGCGTCTCTGGTCGCATGTGCGGAATCAGGTCCTCGAGTGCATCGGCGACTCCGGTTCTGGCCGCACGATCGGCCGCGACGACGGCCCGGCGGGGAATGTTCCACGTGGATCCGGACGTTCCGAACTCTCTTTGATTCGGGCTGAGTCTGGCCCCAAAAGGCCTTCCTGCGTGGTACGCGACGTCGGTGGCGAGCGACTTGCCGGCGCCGAGGGTCGCCTTTAATGTCTTCCATGCCGCGATCGTGGACGCAACCACCTCGCCGTGGCCTTTGTTCTTCAGCGCGTCTTTCGCTAGAGGGTACGTGCTTTGTAGCCCGAGGATGTTCAGGAATGGGGCGTGGCCTAGCTGGAGGAACGACGACGCGGACGTGGCGACGTCGGTGGCCTTGCGGTATGCCGGGTCCATTTTGTCGACCCCGCGGACGACTGCGCCGGTCGCTTGGACGACGTCGTCGTTCCTGACGATGTTCTCCCAGTTCGCGGTGGGTCGGTCTTTTGCAGTCGCTTCGATGAGGTCTGGAAGCTGAAGAGATCCAAACGTCTCTTCGGCCTTCTCGCGGACTTTTTCCGCGGCTCCGTCGGAAAGTTCCTTCTTGACCCCGTTCTCGTCCTTCCCGAGAAAGGCCGAGGCTTTCGCCATCTTATCGTCGAGGATGAGCTTCCACGTCTTGGGATAGTTCTCCGGGGTCCGATCCATTGTGGCGCCGGCCTCGAGTGCCCCGGCGTTCCGGGCCCGGCGGTCCAGGTCCAGGAAAATCTCGTCGATGTCTAGCGGCCTTGAGAAACGATCCGCGTCGGTGCCGAGGTTGACGGTTCTCTCTTTGTTCAGGGACGCGGCCCTGGACTGACCGACCTGATCTAGCGGGCGCTGGATGTTGTCGGTTCCGTGAACCGGCTTAGGCGCCCCCTTTGGGGCCCTTTGCGTCCCGGTTCTCGGGAAGTAGTTCTCAACGAAATCGGCGGCCTTGGCCGGATCACGCTCGCGCGAAACCTTGTGCGTGTCGTTCCAGAAGCCTTGGAGCATGTTCGTCATCTCCTTGACCCGGGCCTGCTGATTTTCTCCTGCTGGAAGTTTCTTATCTTCGATGAACGCCCGAACTCGTTCGATGTCATCGTTGGTCGCGTTCATCATCCGAAGTTCGGCCTTGATGTTCCCGGCCTGCTTCATTCTGGAGTCGATCTTGTCCCCAAAATCATCGAACTTGTCCGCGGTGGTGTTCATCCCTTTGGCGTCAAGCGCGCCGCGATGCGTCTCTCCACCGAACAGTGCCCCAACAAACCGTCGCACGGCGCCACCGTCGCCCTTGCCAATCAGGGAGAATTCTTTGTTTTTGTAATCTGGCAGCCTGGACGCACCTGCGTCGCCCTGGGGCGCGTTGGGAGCGCCTGGTTCCATGGGGCCATTGGGAGTTTTCTGGGCTCGCGTGGCGCCGGCCTGTTCGCGGAGCTTGGCTCTCTCGGCGACGGCGGCCTTGAACCCGGGCGTATTGAATCCTCCGTGCTGCTTGGCCAGATCCATGATCTCTGCGACGTCGGCCTTCTCGACGCCCGGAATCCTTCTCGATGCCTCGCCCATGAGACTCCGGGCGAGACCGCGCGAGAATTTGCTTCGGAGCATTTCGGCGGCGAGGCCGCCGCTCTTGGCGTCGAGGGCTTGCATCTGCTGTTCGATGTCGGCCAGCTCGGCCTTCGTCCGTGGACGGGCTTTCCTCTGCCGTTCGATGTCGGCCATATGCCGTTCGATGTAGGCCATATCGGCCATATCGGCCTTCGGCTCGGCCCCTGGAGTCTTCTTCACCGAACCGTGGGCCATCCCCTCGTGGGCCATCCCCTCGTCAATCGGGATAAATAGAGGCTTCCCTGGGTCGGCCTCGGCCGCGGCTTTGATGCGATCTCTGACCGCGACGCCGGCGGCCCTGGCTTGGGCCTCGTCCATGCCGGTCCTCGATACGACGAAGGCGAGATACCTTCCGTCGTGTTTGCTCGGTTTCTTTTGAGCGATGATGTAGAGAGCCTTGTCGAGATCGTCTTCAAATTCGACCTCAACTTTTTTGCTTCCGACGCCATACCGAGGCTTCTTCTCCCCGGCTTCTCTCGGCAAGGGAAGCGCCTCCACAAGCGCGTCGTTCCCGCCATCTTTGACGAACTCGTCGACCTGCTCTCTTGACTGGAATGGGTCGATGTCGATGATGGCCTGCCTGACCTTCTGCTTCTCCGGTGAATCGCCTTTCCCATCGAGCACTTTCATAATCCTCCTCGGCTCGAGTCCGGTTCGCTCTGCGATGGCAAGCACGACATCGTGAGCCTGTTTTTCTGTCGGCAAACCCTTCAAGTCGTTCGCGATTCTGGCCATGTCGGCTTCCGCGCCTTGGCGGTAAATCTCGTCGAAGACCATGTCGGGGGTCTGCTTTTTTATCGGAGCGACCTCGTCGAGACCCGTGAGGTCTTCGTCCATGGCCGACCTGACGACCGCTTCCGGCTCGATGTGCTCGATCGGTTCGACGACATTGGGTCGGGCGAGCGGCGTCGGATCTGGTGGCGGTGTCGTCGCCACTTTGACCGGAGCATGGACCGTCCCGCCAGACGCGACCGCGCTGGGCGCCACGGGGGCGACCATTGGGGTGATCGTGGGAACCCGGGCCCGGCCGCGGATCGCTCGATCCGCCGCAGTAGACACGCCCCTCGAGACGCCCCGGGCCGCCACCCCGCCGGCGACGGCCGCAGCGAACTCTGGAGACGTGAACCCGAACTCTCTTCCGACTTTGATGATCTCGGAGCCCTGCATCGCGTTTCCGGCCACTGACAGGCCCTTCAATGCCTTCGATGCTGTGGCCGGGCTCGGAATCCAGCTCGTCGGGTCGGTCAGGACTCTCACGCCCATATTCAAGGCGGCGCCCCTGATGCCTCCGCCTACGGCCTGTCCCGCGGCATCCCCGGCCGTATCTTCTGATCCGATGGCTCCGGCCTGGCGCAGCGCCTCGTTCACCGGAAACGAGAACGTCTCGTCTACGACCTGGAACTTCCGCTTCGCCCATTCCGCCTTTTTGCTCAGTACCTTGGCGGCAGAGGAGTCTTTCCTGAGATTGCGCCACAGGTCGATATCGGCGTCGAGGTCTTTCGTGTTGAGGCCGGCGGCGAGCTCGATCTCTGGTACGTAGTCGAGGACGGATCGCATCAGCTCGGAATCGGACGCCCCGGCCTTGACCCGGAAGGATGCCAGAAGTTCCGGCGGCGCTTTCCGAAGCTCGCGCGCGAGGTCGCGCCATGAGATCCCGCTCATTTTGCCTGCCTGTTCTTAATCCCCTCAACGATTTTCAAGATGCCGGCCAGCACTGCGGCTCGCTGCGGATCGCCGTCTTCATCGGTTGGTCTCCCTTGGGTTGCCTTCTGGGCCGCCGCGGATCGCATTTGGTTCTTCAGGTGCTTGATCTGGAACTCGATGTCGTCGCGCTTGTCCGGTGCGTACTCAATGCTTGCTTCAAGGCCTTCGACGGCTTTGCCAGCGGCGATGAATTCTGCCGTTGTCATCTCGTGCGGCGTCTTTGGGGCGGGCGGGTCCTTGCTCCATCTCTTGCGACGGACGTCGGCGGCCTCTCGCTCCTTGAACGCGGCGTTCTGTAGGGCTGATCCGATCGCCATGGCAACGCGCGGGTCTTGCTTCAAGTTTTCTGGCATCTGAGAGACCACGTCCCGGATGCCCTGGGCGGTGTCGGTTCGATTGAGAATCTGAAGCGTGTCGTTGAGTGCGGGATCGTCCTTTTGGCCCTTGGCCTTTTCGGCGGCAACTCGTGCCCTGATGTTGGCGGCGATGGGCTCCGCCACTTCCGCCGAGATCCCCCTACTTTGGGCCATCGCCAGAAAGGCGTCGGCGTCGACGAAGTGATTCGCGTCGTCAACGACCGCCCCGATCGTTTTCGAGCCTTCTTCGTTGAACTTCGCCGCGCGCTCGGCCGTCTTGGTTCGCTCTTGGATCGTTTCTCGATCGTTCAGCCCGGCCTGTTGGATGTTCTCGATGTCGAGCTGTCCGGCGATCTTGGTGTCGAGGGCCTCCCGCTCTTCGCCCTGCCTGACGAGGGTGTTCGTGACACCGGAGAGATTTGCGCGCGCCTGCTCGCTCACTCCGGCCAAAACATCGGCGGTCTGTGACCTCCGGGCCCACTCCTTGAACCAGGAAAGGGCGTTCACGGTCTGCCGAATGAAGGGGCGGTGTAGAAAGAAGGTCGACTGAAGAAGGGGTTGGCCGATCCGAAGCCATTGGCCCCGGATGCGACCGTGGAGGGATTAAGGCCCATAAGGCCTTTTGAGGTCGGCGTGGTCGGCGCCTTCGCGCCCTTGGCCGCGCCGAAGATCGCGGCGCCGTCATTGACCAGATTCGCTGCAAGGCCCCACCCGAACCCGGGTGTGCCACCCTTGCGAAACGGCGGGGGGGCGACTGCCTCGCGGCGCTTCTGAAGGGTTGCCATGACCTCTGGCGTCAAGGCGGAGTCGAGCCCGTTGGCTTTCGCGAACGCTGTCACGAGACGGATTCTCTCCTGACGGCGGTCTTCCTCCTGGGCCTGCTCGGCGTAGTAGGTCTGAACCTGATCGTCGTACTGCTTCTGCTCAAGGCTCTGCTGAGAATTCGCCTGTTTTTTCTTGGCGACCCCGCCGAGAAGGTTGGCGACTCCGGTTGCGATGGCTGCTATTAGAAGGGGATTCATGCTTATTTTCCGATACCGTTGGCGATCTGCCATTGGAGAAGGATCCGGTTCCAGTCCTGCGTTGCGCTCAGACCCTTGTCGAACTGGTAATTCGAGTTGTTGATCTGCTGCGTGAGCGACCATCGCTCTTGTTCAAGACCGTAGTAGGCCAGAGCCAACTTGGCGAGGCCTTCTTGTCGCCTGAAGTCGTTTGACTCACTGGAAAGGAGATACTCCCGCTCGCTGTTCAGGTGTGCCTGTGCCCGATCAAGGGCCGCTGTCCGGTTCCGAAAGCGCGCTGCGTCGTTCGACTGCGTCGCGGTGTCGTCGATTGCTCTGTCCGCCTGGGAATAGTTCGTCTCGGCGCCCCGGCGGGCGCTGTCGAGCCTGCGATCGGTCCCGGTTGACCGAAGCCCGCCGCGGCGAATGGCATCAGCCTCGACGGCCTCCTGGTTGATCCCGGTGCGCCCGAACGAGGCCCTGAAGGCGTTTGTCTTCTGGTTTCGGATCACTTCCGGCGTGTAGGGAACGCTCTTGTCCCACCCGTCCATGAAGCCTTTGATTTGCCCTTCGAGATCGTTCTCGAATGGAGTCTTGGGGGGGCGAGACCATGGAGTGAACTCGTATTTCGGGGTTTGGGGGTTAAAGGCGCCGACCTTCGATGTTCCGCCGCCGCCCGGTGCGCCCCCGCCCGGTGCGCCCCCGCCCGGTGCGCCGCCGCCGATGGCTCTGCACCCACGTTCCTGTCCTTGCCATTCGTAGCCTGGGGGACACGACTGCGGAGTCGTGCCGCCACCGAGGGGGTTGAAGGCCTCGCCCTCGCCACTCCCCGGGACCCTGGTTGGGACCCTGATTGGGTTTTCTGTCTCTCGGGGGTCGTACCAGTCGCGCGGCATGTCGCCATCCGCGTTTTGACCGGAGCTGAATCCTGGGAACGTGTAACTCATCGCTCAATCCACCGGCGCTCGAACGGGTTGTAGACAGGCTCGCCGTCAACGAATTCTGGTTGCGGCCCGTTAGGGTTTCCATACGACGGCCACCTCCCGTATCGCATCGAGGCGCCAGTCGAACCCGTCTCTATCTCCCCAGCCTGAGTCCTGGCCGCGGCGAGGTTTGGGCGAGGCCTTCGACCCCCTGGATCGGATCCGGGAGCAGGGCGAGCAGCCCTGAAAGGCCTTGACCCTTCAAGCGGGCCTGGACGGATCACCGGAGTCCAAGGCCCCGCATCGCACCACGCTTGCGCGGATCCGCCTGTCCAAACATCGGACCGGAAGGGCCACCAGGGCCGCCGGCGCCGCCCATAAGAGACGCGATCATGTCGCCACTCAAGGGCGCCCCAAACCCGGCGTCGGACGACGGCATTCCCTTGTTTACGGCCAGAGGGTAGTTGTTCTCCAGAAAAGCTGTCTGGTTGACGGAATCGGCGCCGAACTCGTCGCCACCAAGCCCTTCGGCGCCGAACTCGTCCATGCCTTCTTCGCCGAGCATCGCCATCGCGTCTTCCTCGGCAAACCCGGCCATTTCTTCGCCGAGGCTATCCACAACGGTTGTGGTTGCCAGAGGATCGTCCATGGTCGGCGCACCGGGCCGGCTTTGAACTCGAAGTGTAAGGCCTCGAAGTGCCGCCGATGACACACCCGCGTTCGCTGAGAATGGAGACATCATGGCAGCAAGAATACCGGGACCGTCAAATCAGAAGAACAGCACCGTGATCGTGAGTCCGGCCTCTCCGACCAGCCACGCGGTTTTCGTGTTCCAGTCCGAAAGGGCGCCGTCAGACACCGGTCTCTGTGGCTGAGGGTACTGTCTGACGACGATGTAGCCACAAGGGACCCGGTCGAGCCCATGCGGAACCTCTTCGGCGGCGCCGGCGGTGAATGTGTAGACGCTGAGTCCCCTTGGATTAGATGGCCCGGCCGACACCTGCCCGCCGATCACGCGAAGGGCTGTCGATGTGAGAAGCGGCGACGCTCGAGCCGTTTGGGTCAGTTCGTTGATCTTGGATCGGACTATTTCGACCTGGTCCTGCGTCATCCCTTTGGCGATGCTGATCTGGACGATGTCTGCGATTGGCTTCACGGTTGCGCTCCTTCGGCGGCCCATGCTGGCGCCTCCGGTTGTGGACGACGAGGTTGGATAAAACTCGGTGGCAAGAGACAAAAGGCCGGCGAAGGCGACGCCTGGGGCGAATTCGTTTGGGTAGACACCCACGTCACTGCGACTTCCCTTGAATTCCGAAAACGTCGCGCTCGAAGTGAATCTCGTTCAAGTCAATCGCCGGACGGCCGGCATACTCGACCTCGGCATGGAACTCGACGCACAGCGGGGTCCAGCCGGGATCTTTCCGACCAAGGCTGATTCGCTTCAGGTTCCTGTCTGGGGTCACGTTCAGGCTCGATGTGTTGACCCTGGTCGCGCTCTCGCGCCCGTCCTGGTACACGCGAGTCGTGATCTCTGCGTTCGCGCTTGTTACGTCCAGATGGATCTTTTTGAGCGACGTCCGCGATTGTGGTTCACCGAACGCCTTGAACCGAGCTTTCGCTCTGATGTTCGTTGGCTCGAATCCGGCGTCGTGGTCGCCGTGATCCATCCGCATGACGTTGTACCCACCGAAGGAGCAATACGTCACGTCGTCAAGCTGGGCCGCGGCCACGGGGGCGCACTGAACCCCGGCGGCGGTCGAGTCTTCAGTCCATCGGCGCGTCGTCCACGTACCGCGCCGCCAGTTGTAGACAAGCTGGAGGTCCAGGAGACGGCCACCGAAGTCTTCCGCCGGCCGGCCGATCGAGATGCCGTACTCCGTCCGCGCGGCGTCGATGTAGGCACACGAGAACTCGAGGCTTTCCGCCGATGCCGCCTTGATGATGTCGCTGATCTTTGGCGTCGAGACGCATGTGCTGCGACCGCCGCTCGAGGCATACACGCCGTCTCTGTCGATGAAGAAGAGAAGTCCCTCTGCGCTCTTCATCGAGGAGTGCGACTGGACGCCATGGTCCGACGAGAAGACCGAAATATCAAAGCGGACCCCGTCGGCGTCGAATCCGCTTTCGATGACCTGGTAGATCTTCTCCGTGGTCCCGACCATCAACCGGGTGTCCCAGGCGTGTAGCCCGCGCACTTGGGTGGCGCCCCGGGCGTCGAATGAATCGAAGGTTTCCGAGAATGTCTCGAAGCGACCGACGCGCGTGCAGTACAGTTGCTTTTTGTCGTGAGTCCACAGCCTCTCGTTCCACTTCTCAACGCTGTAGGCCTCGGCCGGCGGCAGACCGTTCTCGTAGCTGAACGGGTCCCCAAGGCTCGCGTTCGGCGCGTTGTCGGTGTACGTGGTCGAAGAGAGGGGAATGGAGGCGACGTGCCAGAGCTGCCCCGCGTCATTTGGAAGCGAGCGATAGATGTTCTTTTTGGTGACCTTGGGCTGCGACGAGTTTGGGATCAAAGACAGCGCCACCGAGGAATCCACCGCCAGGACGATCGTTGCAATAGGGGACGGAGGGCTCTCGTCCGTGAGGTCCGTCTCGAAGGTGACGAAATACTGATAGGTGCCGGCGGTGATCTCTCCGCCGGGCGAAGAGACGGCCGCGGGGGCGGTTGCCGGAGCATTGACGCCTGCTACGGCCGCCAGTGACTCGCCGATCCTCCAGAGGCCCCCTCCTGGTCTCGCCCCCCAAAGCACACCGTTGTTCGCCGCGAAGCTCCACGGCTGAACACCTGGGGCGAAATAGTCCGGGGTCGGAATGTCGACGGCGCCGTAGCCGTCCTGTTTTTGAAATCGGTCGTACTCGCCTATGAGCATGACGCCGGAGTCGAAGAAGGCCAGGCCGTGAATCGAGGCCGGTGTCGCTTGAGCACGACCCATCCCTGGATACCCTCGAGTCATCCGCCGAGAGATTCCGCCTCGCCTCGATAGTTTCCGCTCGACGACGTCCCAGTTCTCGAGTGCGGAACACTCATTCGCCTCGATAGATGCCGGAGCCACAGAGCGATTGAGCCCTCCTCCAAGGTCGGTCAGCGTGATCTGGTCAGACTTCACCGTGTTTCGTACACCGTTGTGGCGCCGTAGCCGTAGAGGCCGCCGACCGAGTCGTAGTCTGGCAAGATCTGGATGGCCGAGTCGGTCGGAACCGCGGCCATGTTGTCGAAGTCGTCGAGCGATTCCTCAAGGCTCTTCATCGCCGCGGCCTTCTGCGAGATGTCAGCGTTGGGGCGGATCCCGAGACACCACGCCTTGTTGATGATCGCGTCGTGCAGGCCCTCGGTGATCGCTGGAACGTTTGCGTCCACCGCCATCGTCAGGCTCGGAACGTACTGGAACGTGATCCCGTTGAGAAGCGCTTCGTTTGGGGTCGCGCCGACTCTGGCGTATCGACCAAACGGACACCAGTCGATCGGATCGCGCCCTAAAACAGTCCCGGTCGAAAGCGCCACGCCGACGTTCGGGCCATAGGTCACGTCCATGTACCCTTCGGGTTGCCGGTTCAGGCGTTTCCCGTCTCGCGTTCGGAGCACCTTGCGAATTGCGACCGCTCCGACTGGAAAGGCATAGATGTTAGTGCCGGACACGATCGCCTGAGTGTCGACGGAAAGGAAGGCGTCGGGGTTGATCCTGATTACTTTCATCTGGACCCACAACAACGCGCGATTGAGTAACTGGTTGAGCTGCGGAATCGTAAACTGGTCGGTCTCGTCTCCGGCCGGCTCCTGAAGGAGTACCTTCAGCATCTCCCTCATGTCGCCACGGTTCACGTCGTTTTTCCAATGGTGAGGCCGTCACTCGAAACAGTCTGAGTGGACACCGGGGTTACAGAATCGTCTTTCATCACAACGAGGTTGCTCCCGCTGACGAGGTGCTTGTTGTTCCACCTGCGCTTCAGCCATTGGAAAATCTGACGGTACGACGCGACAGCGGCGAGTGCTCCGGTCGGCTCGGTTGACTCGCTTTGCTCGAAGATGTTGTTGTAGTAGGTCGGCGACGCACCAGTCCCGACAATGCCGATCCCGGTTCCGACGCCGGTGCCGATGAGGCCGTGAGAGTTTCCTCCAATAGCTGTCGCGGCGATGCCGACCCCTGAACTAGAACCGCCGCTTCCCTGGATTCCCGCTCCGCCAGTCGCGCCACCGACCGCCCGAAGGCCATCGCCGACGCCCTGGCCCTGGGCGTAGATGCCATGATTGCCGACCGTGCCTTCGGATATGACTCCGTACCCGCCACCGACACCGCCCTTGGAGTAAACGCCGTGGCCAGACGTGGAGCCCCCGTTCAGGTGTAACCCGTGCCCAGTCGCTCCGCCGGTTGCCGCGATTCCGTTCCCGGCCCCGGTGCCCAGTCCTTTGATTCCAGACCCGGTTCCAGTACCGATTGCCCGGAAGCCGTCAGAGGAGCCCTGGCCTTGACCATAGATCCCGTGCCCGGAGGTTCCACCGCTTCCAACGATTCCGCTCCCGGACCCTGCGCCGCCAGAATAAAATCCGTGCGAGTCGCCTGCGGTTGCTGTGGCCTGCAACCCGTGCCCTGAGGTCGAACCGCCGGTCAAACTCATCCCGTGCCCAGTCGCGCCACCGATCGCCGCGATTCCGTTCCCGACCCCGGTGCCCAGTCCTTGGATTCCAGACCCGGTTCCAGCACCGATTGCCCGGAAGCCGTCAGAGGAGCCCTGGCCTTGACCATAGATCCCGTGCCCGGAGGCTCCACCGATTCCAACGATTCCGCTCCCGGACCCTGTGCCGCCAGAATAAAATCCGTGAGAGTCGCCACCGGTTGCGTTTGCGGAAATTCCGCGCCCTGAGGTCGAACCGCCGCTTCCCTGGATTCCCACTCCAGTCGCGCCACCGATGGCAACGAGCCCACTCCCCGCACCCATGGCCTGAGTGTGGACGCCATGACCGTCACCCGCTTGGGCTGCTGCGTAAATTCCCGCCCCAGACGTGGTACCGCCGAGAGCGTTGACCCCATTTCCGGTGGCACCACCGACGGCGTAGATTCCCATCCCGGTGGTGGCCCCTGAGCCGACGATGCCACTGCCGCCGCCTGCGTTCGCTGTGGCCTGAAACCCGTGCCCTGAGGTCGAACCGCCTTCACACCTAATGCCGCTTCCTGTCGCACCGCCGGTGACCAGGAGACCACTCCCGGAGCCATTACCGAGGATCGTGACACCATTGTTATTCCCACCAGACGTGTGAGCGTAGGCCTTAACCGCCTCACCACCCGCACTGCCTCCGCGAATTGAGAGACCGATCTGAGCTGCTGGGAACCCACCTGCGTCGATGTTTAATAACCCGACCTGAAACTTTGTGTTGATCTCTGCAAATGTAGCTATTGCTGCCGCGTTGCCAAACGTTAGGAGGATAAATTCTGCTTGCAATTCGCCCGCGGTTAAGACGATGTTGTAGATCCCATTACCTACGTAAGTTGGTAGGTTTGCAGTGTTCGCGAGGGCAGCACCATTCAAACTGATCCGTGACTCTCCAGCGGCATAGCCAGCCGCGTAGGGTAAGACACCCGCGGCAGCGATCGCACCGAACCAGATAGATGTGCTCGACCCGTAGGTCCGATAGTGTAGGTCCATAGCGGCCATGTTTAAGTTCTCCTGTAGAAGGCTGCGGTGAGTGTCAGCAGCGTCGACGGCAATCGTCCGGCGGCTTGAAATTCGTGCGGATAAACCGTGTTTGCTTCCGGTTCGACGGCGTCCTGGCTCTTGTAGTCGCGCCAGTTCTTGTACCAGGTCGGGTCCATGTCGTTCGTCTGGTCTTCCACCGGGACGAACCCGAGCCTTGTCACGCCAAGACGCGCGGCTTTCAATCGCGCCGGCAAAATCCCACGGATCAGGCTTTTGATTGGGCCGTCGGTTATGGGGCGGCCGGGTGGGGTCGGCATCAGTTCAGGAACCTTCCTAGAAGACGCCGATACCGGAGGCACCGCACGTCGACGGCGGGTGCGACCCCGGCGTCGGCGATCATCACTTCGGCGAGGATTCGCTCTCCCGACCCTTCGATGCCTCGAAAGCACCGGGCACTGTAAAGAGAGCCGTCCGGGACTCGATAATTGTAGTTGCGGATCCCGTCGCCTTGATCAGGCGTGAGGTTGCTTGCAAGCATGGAGGTAGCGGCCCCGGTCCCGTTTGCGACCTGAAACACATTGACCGCGAGCGGGCTCGCCTCAACCATCTGTCCGTTGCGAGCGTACAGCATGACGCTTTCGACGCGACATGACTCGTTGAACGTCGCGCGATTCCTGCTTGCGAGCGTTCCGTCCAGGGCCAGCTTCAGCTCGTGAAGTTCGGTCGGGCAGGGAATCCAGTCGTCCGGCGCCACTTTGGAAAAGATCCCGGTGACTCCGCCCCAGTGGAACGTCCCCGGCCCGAGCATTTGAAGGACCACGAACAGAGGGCCGGGATTCGACGACAAGACTCCGACGGCGGAAATCCATGTCACTTGGTTAAGCAGCGTGACGTATGGCGACACCAGGACGTTTGCCCCGGATGCGACGTAAATGCGGGCCACGGAGCCAGCGGAGGCCTTCACGCCGACGCCGAAGCCTATCGACCTGGCCTTCGGGTCCATCCGGCCGGCCGTGGTGCAACCCTGGACCAGCGTGGCAGTCCCGCTTGTCACCGTTACCTTGGCGCAGAACTCTCCGTTGATCTGGGTCGTATCAGCGAGGCCGGGCCCGCACCTAGAGATTGCCGCGACGCCCGTAGGAAGGAACGCCCAGTCGGCCGGCGTCGCCGCGTCCCCGTCCGGCCAAATCATAAAATCGTCGTTCGTGACGAAGTTCTGGGGCTGGTGAGACTGAATCAGCGGAATCGGGCTCGCGCCGGTGAAGTTCCCGTCCGGGTCAATAACCCCGGCGATCCTCGAGTTGAGAGACGCGAGATTCCCCCTGGCTGCGATCAATTCGGTTGTCGACTGGGCAGGGGTCTGTGCCTGTCCAGGCGAGATCAGGACCGAGTCGATCGCCTCGGCAATGTCATTGAATAATTCTTTGTTGACGACCGATCCGTCCTGTCCGGTACCGGTGTCATTGACGAGATTCGCTATTACGGCGTCGTCGGCAAGTGGCAGAGACATCGGATGTTTATCAAAGTCCGTTTTCGGGCGTCTCTGCGACCGGAGCCTTCACCGACTCGTCGGCGTCAGCAGCCGGAAGGGTGAACGTCTTCGTGGCGCCGGCCAGTTCCTTGAGCTTCCTTGACACCTGAGAAATCAGGTCGGGACGCGCGCGGAGCTGTGCGGTAAGCGACTCAACGGCCTTCGAGACTTCAATCTTCTGCCGCTCCGAGCGCAACCAGAAGTAACCCTTGAATGGGGGCCCGTAGGACTTTGACTCCATCAGGGCCTCGACGTCACGCTTCGCGTTCGGCCCCTTCGGAACAAACACTCCGAAGGTATCGCCCATCGCTCCGTCGAAACACACGGTCTCGTTCTTCGCGTGGGTCTTTGTTCCGGTCACCAGGTTGACGGAAACGTCGGGAGAGTTCATCTGAAAGCGATACCTCAGCGCGAACGACTCGAATATCAGGTCATCTTCGCCGGTTCCGGGAATCCTTCCCTCGATTGGAGGAAAGAGAGCGCCCGCGGCGGCCGGTGAAAGCGGCTGACCGCCCTTGAGTCCTTGGCGAATGATTGGTTCTGGCATCTTGATTCTTCCCTTCGGTCTATCTTACCTTGGGAAAATAGTCCCGTAGGCGTAAAGATACGGAGCGGCCGCTGAGGTCGTTGCGATCGTCCTAACCAGCAGCTTTTCGCCTTTCCTGGCGAGGATGGGATAGCCATTGAAGCTGACCGTGGTGACGGTCGCGGTGACTATTCGCTTGTCGTACAGCAGGGTCACTACTTCGCTCGACCCGTTGTCAGAGAACGACGGAGCGACCGAGTACACCTTGAAGTTCGGGGTGGTCCCGGTGAGCGCGACGTCGGCGTAGATCAAGGCCGCCCGGTTCAGTTCAAACTGGGCCGGCTTCGGATTGAGAGCGAACGCGTTACTCAGGAAGGGCCTGATATCGGCGGCGCCAGGAAGAAGGACTCCGCCGGCGAAAAGGGTCTTCGACGTATCCCACACGACGCCGAGCCCGACCGCGGCGTTAGCACTCGCAGCGGCGGCGGCGACGAACTTATCGTTCGTGCTGTCGGTCCTGAGTGCGGCGTAGTTCACGGCCTTCCACCGATCGCTTGCGGAGGCGTTGATGATGTCCACCACCTCTCCGATCGTGTCGCAGGCCGTGTC